CAAATCTGGCCTGAGATCTAGTCATGGGAGAGTTGAAGAATCCTTCTGATCCAGGAAACATTTCCTGTAGTTCTTGAGGATTGAGAGCATCTTCTTTTGCTGAGGAGAACTGCAAAGATTTATGTAGCAATATATTAGAAGTAGAATCTAGTAATGTATTTCTAGTTTGAACACCAACTAGTTCCATAATAGAAGGTTTTCTAGCATCCCCTAATAAGTTCTCCTGCTGAAGCTGTTCCACTTCGGGAGCTTCGTAAGGTTGTAATAATCCCTTAATCCCCATTACTTAATTCCTTGTAAAAGCCCAGATCTATAGAAAGGAGATTTCTCCATCTCTTTCTCGATTTCCTGTACCGATTTTCCTGTAGGCAATGTAGGATCGTTGATTAGGAAATCTAAAGAAACATTAGAAGAATATGGTTCTGGATTATCACTCTTATTTTTAAGAATAATATTTCCAATATCACTACCTCTTCTATATTTCAAAAAGAACGTGTCAGCCGTACCATCATAGGAATCCGCAGAGAAAAATAACTCTGGAGCCATCTTATTAAATTCACTAATAATACTTTTTCTATTTAGATAATAGTTACCTTCATCATACTTGATACCTTGGGCATCTAAAGCTTTCTTAAGAGCTGGAATACTATCAATATCTAATTGGATATTACCTTCCTCAAGCTTATTTTTAAAAGCCTGTATTCTCATTCCCGATGCTTTATCTGCTGTAGCCATATCCTTATTGGTATAGAAACTAAGTGTATTAACTTTTAGATTAGACCCAATATATGGATTAATTCTTTCTGCTAAATAGATTCTTGATGCTTGGTTTAAAGCACTTTCAGAATCCATTCCTTGTTCCTGCATAAAGAATATGGATAGATTTTTTAAATTCTTAGCATGGTATTGAAACATCTTATTCGTATTAGTTGCTCCTGTTTGTTGAGCTACTTTCTTAAGAGAGTTAAGAGTCTCATCCTGTAAAATCTTTTTATCTAGTTTGTTAAGTTCCTCATTTGTAGCTTTCTCATCTTTACCTAAAGCCAAAGATAGATCCTTAACATTACCAAAGTTCTTCCTAGAATTAATATCTAACAACATACCAGACAGTTTGTTATTCAAATCAACATTCTGACCAAAGAATTGACTAGTCATAAGAAGTGCTGACTGCTCATCCACTAGCCCTTTATCAATTGCATGGGAGATAATCCTAGCTTTTCCAGACTTACCTAGTGAATCCATCTTACCTAGTTCGATAACCTTGTCTTTTGGATCTAGGCTATTGAAATAGTTAAAGAATGCTCTTTCAGTATTGGTGTCAAATAAAGACCCTTGTTTATGTAGAGGTTGATTATGGATAGATAGAATCTTATTAACTTCATCAGAGTACGCTGAATAATCCGCTATAGTTCCATACACTGGTAATCCAGTCTTAGGGTCCATCCTAACAAGCCTATCTCTTAGATTTCTTGTATTAGAATCTATAGCCGCAATAGTACCTAGCGGATCTTTGTCCATATTTCTATTTAAAGATTCAACAGCTTTAATAGAATAATTGCGTAATTCCTGAGCAGATGATTGACCAATCCTAGGATATCTAGATTTAATCTCATCGAATTGTTTCTTTATTCCCATATTAACAGCCAACTTCTCAGCGACAGTATTAATCCCTTTATCAGAACTAAGGATCTGCTTTCTGTTATATCTTAGCTTATTATATTGTAGATCACTTTGAACAATTTCTTTAGCAGCAGAATAGATATTATCTACAATATTGTATGGGTCCATTTTATTAGCAAGTGATTCTTGTACCAACACCTGACCACTATTTGCGTGTTCCATTAGTTTATTAGACATACCTTTAGTACCAGAACTTTTGATCCAGTCCTGCCATTTATTATTTAGGGATGTATTATCTGCTTTTCTCTTATTCCATTTGATATTTAGTAATTGCTTATATTGGGATAATCTAACCTCTGGTTGGACATAATTAGATAAAGCTACTTTCCCTTTAGCGACTTCCATATTATCTGAAGTTGTCTGATAGATATCTTGGAGAAATGCTTTCATCTCTTTTTCGTCTTTGCCCTCAAGGAAATCTGGAGCATAGTTTCTAACGTATTTATCAAATTCTTCAAATGATTTGAATTCAATTGTACTACCAAAATATTTTACAGCATCGGCAGTCATCCCAGGTGTCTCTGCGGCTTGAAGAACTAATGTATCCCCAGCGTTCTTAGCAATATCGCTGTATGATTTTTGTTGTAGAGTTTTGTATGCATACTCAGAAACAGACTTTTTTAGAGTCTCCCCTCTAAGGTTTAATTTTAACAACTGATCTTCTGCTGATGCTACTACATTCAAAGGTGCGGCTCGCTGAACTTCAATAGCACCATTTCTAGCTGCTTCTATATATGAATTTTCTGCAAACTTACCTACCTGCTGAGACTCAAATAGACCAGATTTAACTCTAAAATCTGTAGCCTGATTATTAGTCATAGCCTCGAAGTATCTTTTAGAAGTAGAGTCACTTAATTTCTGCCTCTCTTCATCTAGGGAATCTTTTATGAATTGATCCATGTGCTGTGTGAAAGTAACTTCAGTTTCATTACCCTCATCATCTAATATTCTACCAGATGGGCCAACTCTTTTACCCATATTTTCAAATTCTTGTTGTGTATTTATTGAAAATCTCTCACTAGCATCTTGTGATTCATTCTCTCTACGAATAGTTATTTGCTTAGAATACATGTTTAAAAGTTGATTCCCTAATTGCCCAGTCTGCTGTGCGATTTCTCTCCATACAATAGCATCGGCAGAAGGCCCTAAATTAGGAGTCTGGACTGACTGGCTAATTTCTCCAGAAAATCTAGTTAAGTCTAATAGTGGCATATTACTGTCCTTTATAAGCTGAGTATGATTGAGCAGATCCACCTAGTATAGATCCTACTAAACCTATCTTACTAGCTTTACTTATAGCTTTAGAAGCTCTTAATTTAGAAGAAGCCTCCATTTCCTGTACCATAGCATTGAATTCAGCTTCTCTAGTTATATTATTAGCTTCTTCAAGTGCTTTAGCTGCTGATGCTTGTAGTGCCCCAAGTGTTGAGGCATTGGCTGTTTCAGCCCCTCTGGAAGAAGACCCTAGTATGATATCTCCTTGCTCTACAGAACCCTGTCTAAGACGAGCACTAGCGTTTACCTTCCCTCTGGATCTAAGTTCTTCAGCCGTCATTCCTAGAATTGAGGCCTGTTCTTTAAGTCCTTTAGCCTCAGATTTAGCCGCTTTATAGGATGCTATAGACGAGAAAATACTACCTGCGGCCCCAGCTATCAACAAAGGGTTTGCCATACTACTCTCCTGAGTGGGATATTCCGCTTAATGCTATCCCAGAAATATTTAGAGGAACTGGCTCATCAGTCTGAATAACACATTGATATAAAGTATCAGGGCTATCAGGCATATCGTGTTTATGGTTAAGTGTTTTCATAGTAGTTAAATTTAACTCTTCCAAGTCATATAGGGTTGAATCATCACTACCCATTTTAGCTTTGCCTGAGTTATATAGTAAAGCAGTACCTCTGTGAATTCTTTTAACATCACCTATAGCTGTTCCATACTGTGCCCCTTGTTCTATAGGAAATGTTTTCAATTTAGATAGATATTTTTTACCCACCCATATAGTGTTTGCTGGAACAAAAGAAAGAGAATCTCCAGCATTATATCCTATTGGAACTACAAAAGTAGTATTGGTTAGTACTCCAGTAGTATTAATAACAGCTACCAAAGTCTCTCCTCGAAACTGCTCGTAATAATCCCCTAATGGATTCGATAAATTGTGATTACAATCCAAGAATTGAGTGGCTCCCTGAGATGATAGGAAATCATTCGGTGCCATATATTCAATCTGCTCAACCCTAAAGTGTGTTGCGTCTTGGTACATAACTAAATCAATTTTGGATTCATCTGTAAAGAAATCTGTAATTCCTTTTGTTGTTAATAAAGTTTTTACACCATCAGAATGATTAAATTTACTAAAAGCCAAAACTTTAGTCTGTTCGTCAATGGTTCCTGAATATATTTCATACTCAGTCAATGGTCCTCTACACGCTACAAATAAAGATTTTAATCGTTCACACCACGCCAGCTTCTCAATAGAATATGGAAATTTCCAAACAAGAATAGACATTTCCTCATCTATAGAATCCACATCCTTATCTTCTGTAGAAATAGATCTTATAGAAGCACCATCATCTGATACATAAAATATCTTCCTATCCCCCTCAACAGGTTGAACATTTGAGGAATTGTGTGATCCTACTTTATTAGAAACATGTTCACCAAAAGCAACTATTCCAGATGGGAACGATATTTGGTGTTCACCATTATCTGTACCTAAATGGATATTTCGTTTAGATTTAATCCATTGTACCGCACCTGAGTTACCGTCAGAAATACCAATTTCAAAAGCTCTTATGTTTATCTTCAAGATATCGAAGCATTTGAGTTTAGATACATCAGTAGCACCTTGATCTTGTAGTAATGGTATTTGCATCATGTTCTGATAATTAGCTAAATCCTGGTCTGAAGCGGATGAAATCCATACCTTGTGTGGGTCTGATTTATTTGAACCAAAAACAACCCTTCCTCTGTAAGTATTAACACATTTAGGAAACCCCTGGAAATGATTCCAACTAGAGATTGTAAATGCTCTTGTATAAACAGATGGCACTCCTGGTACTGGCATTGGTCCGCCAACCATACCTATTGCCGTGAAATCAACATAAGGTTCACCACCCATAGTTGAAGTGCCAATAACTTTTGTCAAAAAATACGTTGCTTCTTTTCCATCAGTCGTAGCCATTTTAATCATGGCTCCATATCTAGTACCTGCGGCTAATACTTGGCTTTCAGGAAACATCTCCTGCGGTAGAGAAACAACCCTGTCGAAATCATTTGTGCTTAAATATCTTGTTCCAGTAGTAGGTTCTCCTCCCCCACCTACAGCATCTATATACGCATCTAGTACAGCATCTACATTAGGGATGTTGTATGGATAATTAAGAGGAACTATTGGGATTGGTCTAGCAACTGTATTCCAGTCCTGTAATGCAAATGAGAATGACCAGCTCCAAGGATACATAAAAAATGTTTTATAGTATCTATATGTGCCACTAATAGCATCTGGAAAATCCATAAGGGAAACTGAGAATGGTGGGAGATTACCGCTTGGGTCACAGAATACTACTGTCCTAGAAGTGTGTTGTGTATAGTTTAATTGCTTAGGATAATATACTTGGTAGTATGAATCATAGTTAGCATTAACAGCCATTTTGGGAAAAGAGTTATTCGGTAATTTAACAGAATACTCATTTCCAGATTCATCGAAGATTCTTAAATATTTTGAAGTAAAATTGTATGTTGGATATAGTGGATCACTACCAGCTTTTCTTGTCTCTGTAGCATTGAAAAATTCCCCAGTGTCAAAAAAGAAGTAGTAGTTCTGCCCTAATAGATTAAATTTATAAAGACCTATAGCCTCACCATCAGTAGCTAATTGCTTATGTGATAAGACCTGAGTAGTCGCTGTATCATTTACATAGAAAGGTTTGACATTAGCTCCTCTACGTCTTGTGGCACCACCTGATGAGATAACATGGAAATTAGATAATTCTTCACAAGATTGCTGTAAAGCCTCAACATCTGTTCTAGCTCTATAAATGGGGTGTGCTAATCCGCCACGGAAAGAATTGATAATAGTAGAAAATCTCACTAGAACCTCTCAGTAGTTGTGTATGAACTTTTATACAACTCTTCAGGTGTCCCTTCTTGTGAATTTAGGGATCTTGCTTTTCGTAGCATGTTTTCAGCCTCTTCCTTCAATTCTTTCTTTAATTGTATTGATTGGGCTAGGGGATAAGCTATATCCGCAGCTATGCATGTTGCTAATAATTCCCCAAAATATACGGAGAATTTAGTAGCATCTGTAACCTTTTTTATATACCTAATTTTAATTTCAGATTCATCTGTTAGTAACCATCCGTCCTCTTCAATTTTATATTCTGCCTCATCTAAATTTGTGTCTAAAAGTCTAAGACAATCCGCAGGCAAAGGAAACCTATAAGCATACCCGTAAAGAGGAGCAGTAACATCTGCTGTAAGAGTTGCTCTCTTAATTGAAAAATTAAATGCGTACTCATATAAAAGTGTGTCCCTAATAATTGTATATTGATAACTAACTAGTTTAGCCCTCTTACTGGAATCAGCCAATGAAGTTATTTGTTCTGCACCAACTTTTTGTAAAGCGGAGTTACAGATTTCGAGATCGGTCATCTACTCCCCCCAAAGAAAAAGAGAGGGCTATTAACCCTCCCTTCAAAAGTAACTTATTAGTCAATAGAGTACAGTACCCATACTTTGGAAGTAGCGGCAGGGCCGACACCTAAAGTACATGTAAGGACAGTCTCAGAAGATGGTTTATCCCCTGCGGCTACGTTGAACACAGGAGAAGCTCCTGCCCCAACACTTCCTAAAGCAAGTACTAAAGCATTCGCAGGTAACTTACCGAAAGTAAGTACGTCTGCTGCTACACCACCAGATTTCTGGTCGTATAGTGCTTTAACTTTAGCATGGACTTCACCAACATTTGATCGTTCACTTGGTTGGTTGATGAACTCTTTTGTGTAGTTATCACCATAAATATTAGCCATAAGATCTCCATAAAATGGGGACCGAAGTCCCCGTTAATTAGTTATTAAGGTTCAGAAGTAACAACTTCAACAACACGAACTTCTTCCATACGAACGGCACCAAAACACATTGAAGCATAAACTTGATGTGCATAGTGCTTAGTAGGAATTGGCTCGATCTTCCCTACGATATCTTGTGCTTTAGCGAATAGAATACCTGATTTCGCCCAGGCAAAACATCTTCGAGATTTAGAAGCAGTAATAGTCCCACCACCAGTATTATAAGCTCCACTTGCTACGTTATAACTCACGTTAGCTGATAATCTTGGTAGACGTTCACTTTTAATAAATTTGAATCCCATGAAAGTATCGATCTTACCATCCACAAGAGCTTTAACACTATTGTAGTCTGCCGATGTAGCTTCAGTTTCACCTAGCATTGAATCTAGTTCTTCTGAAGTTACGCAGATGTAAAGATCTTCCATTTCGTCAACTTCGTTAGCGTTGAATTTCTTTTTAGTTCTACGAAGAGTTAATGTATTAAGACCAACACCTGTAGATGTAGCACCATCATGTGCTGCTAATTTCTGCGAATCTGGAAGAACTACAGCAACAGTTCCGTCTTTACCTGTATATGCTGTACCAAGAGCTGCTGTGATGATGATATCATCCATAGAACGCCCTAAAGCGTTACGAGCTGCAATTGCGTATTCATTTTCAGGTGATTGGATTGTTCTGAGTTTATCTTCTTTATCTACTAGATCTGCGAAATAGTAGTCTTCGATGAAACAAGCACGTCTAGAGTGTGGTGTGTTGCTGTAATTAACATCAACATGACGACCAACTTTTTTCTGAGCAGTTCCTAGACCAATTCTATCCCAGAAAGATTTTTCAGCATTTTGCATCTCGTTTCGTACTAAATTTCCTAATCGAGATCCTTTTTGTTGCGATAGGTGCATTACGTTTGCTGAGAACATATTCACCATTGCGGTTGTAATTTCAATAGACATTTGGGACTCCTTAAATAATCCGTTTTAAGTTATAAGTTCCGTAGGAAAGATTGCCCTCATCATGAGGATCTTCTTGTATGCCTGTATCTTTATGGGGGCGATAACCGCTTATCCCACAGACATATTACCTGTCTAGTAGAATAAGCGGTATCTAAATTAGTGTCAAGTAGTTGGATTGAGTGCTTTAAAATATTTTTCCATATCTTTAACAGCCTGCTTATGTTCTGCATGGCTTGGATTAAAGTATGGGTGGTTTTGATTACCGTACATTTTATTGATTTCTCTCTGAGCTTCTTCAGGGGTAATCCCAAAACTTCCAGTAATATCTTTACTAAATGTATCTTCTTTAGTAAGGTTTTCACCAATTTTGGCTAGTAATCTTATTAATTTACCATCATTAGCTGCCCCTGTTTCTTCTAAATGGGCTAGTAAATCCTTATCTCCGAAGTGATTTAGTACAGCTTTAGCCTGTCCAAGTTTCTTTCCAAATCCCTCACCCCATTCTTTTTTAAGATCAGCTAATGTAGCTTCAACGGCCTCAGTCTGTTCCTTTTGATGGGTTTCAATCATACTCTTCTGGTCATTGTGGAAAAATTCGATAACCTTTTCAAGTTGGTTTGGTAGAACTCCTGTCTGTCTAGCTAATTTATAAAGCTCTTTAGTTTTTTCTTCTGGCAGAAATTCTTCTGGAAGTTTAGCTTGGTATTTACCTTCTTCTGGTAACCCAAGTTTAGAGTAGAAACTTAGCCAGTCTTCTTGAGAAGAATTTTTAGTAGGTAATACTACTTTGTCTGCTCCAACCATTCTTTGAGCATTAACAAAAGATTTAACCAGTGTAGGAATATCTTTCATATTTTTCATAACTGGATCATTTATAAATTCTTGGTCAACCCCTTTAAGCCATTCTGGGACTTGTGGTTGGGTTGGATCTCCTGCTCCTGCTCCTGCTCCTGCTCCTGCTCCTGCTCCTGCTCCTGCTCCTGCTCCTGCTCCTGCTCCTGCTCCTGCTCCTGCTCCTGCTCCTGCTCCTGTAGTGTCTAAGATACTCATTATTCACTCCTCTGGTTGTCCATCTTTATCATCATTTCGAGTTGGGATGGATCAGTGTTTATTGTTTTGAGAATACGAAGAACTACGCTCCTAGCACCCTCATTGTAAGCTAACTCATGTGGATTCGGGTCCATTGTTGTGTCGAAAAAATGTGTGCTTTTCATTAAATCAAAAAGTACTCTTTTCCCATTTTCAGAACCAAAAACATCTTGATAAGCAATAACTGTTTGCTTTTTTTCTTTAAGTTTTTTGAACATTCAGATTACTCCGCTTGGGCTGTTTTACTAATTACATCAGCTTGATGCTGTTCTGTCAACATGTCTGCCTGAGCTTGTCTAGCCTTAGCCGCATCTTCTCTAATCTTCTTAACTTTAGCTTCATCACGTAAAGCACCCATTGGAGCACCATAAGAAATGAATCCAAACTTAGCGATGAAATCTTCATCTAGATTATCTAATATTTGAGGTTTAAGAGGTGCTACACCTTGTACTAGACCTAGTGCTTTAAGTAGATTTTCAGCTTCAAGGGATTCTTGAACTTTAGCTAATTGAGATATAAATTTAATCTCAAGTTTAGACTTGCTTATTTCTTCTGGGATAGGATCAATTAATCCTGCTCTAACAGCAATACCAAAAGTTCTGATGATTGTTGGTCGTAAGAATTCATGCTCTAGTCTTCCTAGAACTGGACCCATTACACGCATACTCTCATCACGTCTCTGCATTACTTCAACAGTTGTCATCCTATCGTTTTCAACCATTCTCAATTGATCAATAAAGAAAGCCTTCTCAATACTTCTATGAATTAATTCTATTAGATCCTCACCAATGCCAAGATTACCACCAATCTGTAGAGGTTCAATTCTATCTTTAGATCCTGCTCTATAGTAATTAATCGAATTAGGTTTTGTTCTTATTGGTAGAAGAACGCCATCATCAGGAACCTGTAAAGGCGGTGTAACTATCAACTGTGCGGCTTCGATTAAAGATTTCTTCATCGAATTAACCATCTTAATATCTGGTAGTGCTCTCATTCCTGGACTTCTACCAAACATTTCCCCAGATACTTTAGACCATCTAGGAGTTACGCAAGGAAGTTCTTCAAATCCTCTAACTTTTAAAATAGCTCCAGTAGCTTTATGGACATGTACTGATGAGATAGGAAATTCACCATAACCAATATTTCCAGGGATTTTTGTTCTTGGCTCAACTGCATGAATAATATCTTCTTTGCACATTGGATCTGATTTCTTCTTATCTAATAAGAACTTAGGAATTGATTCCTCGTCAAAGGCTTCAACCATTTGGTCAATAGTCATCTGATATTCGTAGTAGATTGTATCAATTAATCCAACATAATTCTCAGCTACGCTTAATTCATAAATAGGACGGGACTCGTATCGTACTACGTCGTTGGGATCTTCCTCTATCCGCAAGTGTGCAGTACCGAGTCCCACAAGATCTAAATATACTTCGTGAATTTCAGTTTGGAAATTTGAATTATTCATAATGGCTACTAGCTTCTTGGCTGTATTCTGTAACCATTCTCTAACTGCTCTTATATTATCTATTTTAGGATTTCCAGTTCCCATGGAAAACCAAATACTGGATGGACTTGTTAACATCCCATGTAGTGCCGATGCTAATAATTCACAACTATTTACACCAACTGAATCATATAAAGCATTATGTTTCTTCTCACCAGCTACCTGACCACCATATACATTATCTTTAAGAGGTAATACATATTCAGCAACATCTTTCCAATGAATATCCCACATTGATTTGTGAACCTTCATTTTGGAATGCTTTGCTACAATAGCAAGACCTACTTTATTAGAATCATTTGTTACTACTTGCCCACTCATTAGTAAAGCCCTCCACCTAAAATAGAAGATGTAGTTCTACCAACTCCTTGTAGGATTGATTTCCTCTTCTTATCGAATTCTGCTTCTTGGATTGCTTGCTCATTAGCCTTCTTCTTTTTCTGGTATTGTTCATCCTCCCCACTATACACTAAATCTACTTCCCCATCAGAACCACCCCTACCCCTTAAAATAGAGGATAACCCTGCCAAACTTTGTACCGTAGAATTAAAAATACTACCACCTAAACCCATAAATACCTCACCCTAAAGCGTTGTAGTCAAAGATAGCCTCTCTAGGCAAATCTCGTTTTATATCTGTACCACGTCTAGGATTAAATGCCATTGCAAAAACCCTAAATGCGTCAGCAGCGTGTGATGCCCAATTGTGTAGTGGGGCATCCACGAATAACTGATTCTTAGAATCCCATTTTCTCTCATAGTTCTTCAAAGCATCAAGTCCCTTACTAGTCTTCTCAGTATCAAACCAACACATAGGAAGAAGCATACGGACAGCGTTGATACCATCATCCACTGTTTGTCTAGGAACAATTTTAGTTTTGATGCCCAGTGATCGTAGCGTTTCTTGGCGTGTGGTTCCTGTACCAAGTTCCTTAGCGGCTCCATCATGCGGTAGAAAATGTTCACCATAAACATACGGTTTCTCATTAAGCTTTCTTGCATACCATTCTAATCCAACTCCCGACATTTCAACATAATCGATGACATGTATTTCTTTTCCAATATGCTGAACAAACCAAATGGCAGTAGTATCACCAATACCAAGATCCCAGTAAGTATTAACAGGAACGGAAGGGTCATAAGGAACAGACGTGATCTGCCCTTTTTCTTGGATCGCATTGATATACTTACCATAGTACGCTCCTACTAAAGCGGCTTGGAATGAGCACTCGAACTCTTGTTCGTACTCTTCCTCACTCATTTCAAGTCGAGCTGCTTCAAGCTCATCTCTAGGTATGATACCAGTTTTTGAAGCTTTTGCCACAAAAGGATACCAACCATTAGCAGAAAGTTTAATTGCTTGCTGGTAAATATCGTAAAATGAATTCATTCCTTTCGGAGTTCCGATAAAGATTGCCCATCCTCTTCTGTCGGACAGAGCAGGACGTACAACCTGCCCCCAAACAATAGGATCGCATTGTGCGAACTCATCGAGGCAAGCTCCGTCAAGATACATCCCTCTAATGGTGTCTGGTGATTCAGCTCCAAGAAGCCATATCTTGATCTTATCTCCTTTATCAGGTCTCGGTATTTCGATTCTGAGATCGGCTTCATTGATCTTTACTCCAGGTATTTCTTTTACATGGTCTTTAAAATACTCCCAAGCAACCCTCTTAGCTTGCCCATATGTAGGTGCTATATAAGCATACTGAGGCATGTATAGGTCTGATAGGAACCCTTGGTTAAGTATTTCAGCAATAACGAATCTGGTCTTCCCAAATCTTCTATGACAGACAATAACATTGAATCTCCTCAAGTTCTGATGGAGATACGACTGTAATGGTCTTGGTGTATAATTTAGGGAAACACGAAGTTCCCCTGAATTACTATTCATTTTTTCTTAGCCTTCTCAAGCTCTGCACGTTTCATAAGGGCTTTAATCATAATTCCCTGATTCTCTTCCTTCTTAAGAACAGATTTCTTAATAGGATTACCCTCTCCACCTTTTATCTGTGGTCCTTGATTATTGGCCCTTGCTTCTTCCATGGCACTCTTATAGGCCGTCGCTTGGGGTTTCTTTGAAACGATCTTTTTGATCATTTCCTGCATCTCGTTTTTCTTTTCCTTCATCTGTTACCCCTTCTTGTGTAAACTCCCCTTCATGGCTCCGCCTGGACTCGTCTGCTCCCCAACCGATATCTGAGAACTGTCGGTAGTCTGAGCTACTGGTGCTTGGCTTGGGTTCTCTGAAAGAAGCTTCTTCAACTTCTTCTCGTCCCCCACCATTTCTAGGTACTGTTGATAAGTTACGATCTCCTTGCCCATTGGACACATTACTCTGTCCTTCAGGCTGAATGATTCCTTTGAATTCTCCATGCTCATCTACCTCCACTAATACGTCTGGAAGTCTCTTAGATGGAACACCAGTTTCTATTATAACTGTTACCCCACCTTTGACACCAGCACTTTCTATTTTAGGTTTAAATCTTTCTGGGTCTGATACCTCAGCCGCCCATTTTAACGTCTCTACTTTCAATCTGGCTACTGGAACCTCGTCCTTTGAAGTTATCTGCATCGCTGCTTTAATAGCCTCATCATGGAAGTATTCAGCCCTGTCTCTCGTTGCCTTAGCATATTTGTCGGCAAATTCAGGTATGTTATTCTTCCAGAAGTATATTGCAGATAAAGGAGGGAACCTCATGTCCCCATGCAACTGTTGTAGCGTCATCCCTGACCTTATAGCTTCACAAACTATATCACCAACTATAGGAGTATAAGCAGTACCGTTCATGCTGGATAATTCAAATTTCTCCCCAGCACGAATCAAGGCCCCTGTTTTCAAATGAAGAATGTCGTATGAATTTGTTCTGGAATTCCAGATGTAGCGTAGGTTTTTAGTTTCTTCTATTGCTAGTTCTAGAGTATTGGCTAAGTTGTTGTGAGGAAGATCTTTCTTATCCATCTAGTTACTGTAACATACCTAGTTGTCAAATTGCAAATCGGGTATTTCTTCTGTAGAAATCTCCTCTATATAAGGATCAACAACTACATCAGAACAAAGAATTGAGCACCTTGGGGATATCTCCCATGAATTATCTCTTTGCTCTTCTGTATCCAAGAACCACTGGCTCTCTGGTTCTGTAAAGGCTGTAAATAGTATTAGGATGCAAAGAACATGGCTCATGGATCTATTATGCAATATTACAGAAAAAGGTGTTATTAAATTATCTAGAATTACAGAATTGTGGGTAGAATGTAACATCTGATTAAAAGGATCAGGTATGTTTGGAAAAATTGGTGTGAGGGTCGTGGTTCATGGGATCGCCATTCACCCAGACACAATGGGGGCAAGCTCCCCCGTACCATGCATCACAATACATAGGCCCTATACCTATACAATATACACCACAA